CATGATATTCTGGCTCGTCTCCCCAGTTCAATGTCATCATGCCACGATCAGCATCGCCAGCATCAGCATAATTATGTGGGAAACAATTGCCAATATAATGTATATTTTTACGTTGTTGTCTAAGATGAAAGTGCCCCGAGAATACCTGATCTACGCCGCCAAAGTCATCTGCGTTTATGTCTCCGTGATTTGGCATTTCTACCATGGCATTCATTTTAAAATGTGGAAGTTCAAAATGTCCAAACACATATTTAGATTGTAGTTTAGGCACACGTTTGTGATCATCGCCGACTAACCAAGGAGCAATTGTAACATCTCCGTCGGTGAACCAATCGTTGACAATTTGAATATTGGGGATATGCCGCGCCCATTCGGTGCTGTAAATATCTCGCCGATCGCGATAGTATAGGTCATGATTGCCAGGAATAAAATAAAATCTATCAAACGCCGCTGATAGTTTTTCTAAACTACGTAAACTATATTGTAGTGTCTGCATGTTTATACTAGCACGATGGTGGCTCCAATCGCCTAGGAACATACCAGTTTCACAACCGTTTGTTTTGGCAGTCTCAATAAACCAATCAATAAAATCAGAGCAGTCTTGATTGTGTACAAGACTGTTCGACTTCAAACCAAAATGTATGTCTGTGCAGACTGCAACTTTTTTAAATAGACTCATTCAACTATTATACTACATCATCTAAGCTAGAGTAAACCGGTCCGGACATGGCCGCCATGGAATGTTTGCCAGAATTCTGTCTAGTCCACGACGGGTTGAGCCCGTTCATTTCCAAGATGTCATCGCGTATGTTTTGATTTTTCTTTTCTAAATTCAAGATACGAGTAAAGCTATTAGTAATAGCGGCAGTATAATACGCAAAAGGGTTCTGCGATTTTGATTCGTCGAACTGGAGTCCGATTTGACTGAGTTGCAACAAGGCTTGTCCGCGCATTTCTTCATTGTATGTGTATCCTCTCCAGTTTGATCTTGTGGCATAACGCTCACACAACTTCATGAACATGGTGGCTAACTTGCGAGTCATCTCGCCGTGATCTCTTGAAAACTCACCGTGCTCTAAATCACCCTTCCAGTGGCTTTTGCCCACAAGATACGGCTCTTTGTTGGCATCTATACGATAGTGATAAAACGGAGGAAAATTCAATCTAACGTGTTTGGGATCCAATACAGGAACTTCCACAAGTTCTGCCAGGGGATCTTCCTCTTCCATTTCCAGTTCAAAAATATCTTGGAGCTTTTGTTTTTTGGCTTCGGCCTTGGTGATCTTTTTGGGTGCCATGGGAATATGCTCCCAACAGGTTATTCTAAACACCAGATCAGTATTGGCAATCTTTTTGGGATCCACAATGATTCCTTCGCGTTTGAGCCTGTCTGCACGATTGCGCCTGGCTTCGGCCACAGTTTTTTGATTGATTTTGTTCACTGCTGGCAAAATAATATCATACTGGTGATCCAGTTTGGGATCACGAAAGCTACAGTAGGTATTTTTGCTGAGATGAATTTCTTTGAGTATATCTCTGTTGTTGAGATAGTTGATTTTGGCTGGGGTTCTAGTGATATTTTCTGCCACTGATGGTTCTCCTGAATATATATTTATTGTAGCACAAAAACCACGATTGTCAACCTTGATCATTATGTGAGCCGATAATTTTCCTGGTAAATATACACATGGCCACAGCATCAAATATAGCGACTGACGCACAAGTACAAGCAATTGCTCAGTACAATGAGAATATTCAGACTGATCAAAATACCATTGACGAAAATACCGCGGCACTGGCTACCTATCAACAAGAAATTGATTCAGCCCAGGCCACAATTGAAACTGATCAAGCCAACTTGGCTGATCCCAATCTTGATCCTGCTGCTGTTCAGGACATACAAAATAATATCGACGAAGCTCAAACCACAATAGATACCAACCAAGCTAACATTGCTATTGCCAATCAAAATATAGCCAATGCACAGGCTGATTTAGTCCAACAACAACAAGGGTTAGCAAACGTTGAAGCACAGGCCACTGGCACTGCGTCAGCAGGTGCAGTTGATCCTAATGCTAATCCTCAAGTACCTGCTGGCACTGGCAGTAGCGTGCCAGCATCTCAGATAAACACATCAAGTAGAACTAATACCAGTGCCACAAATGCATTTGGAATAACTTCAGCACAACAAGCATCAATTGGTAGTGTAAGTTCACTGTTGAGCACTGCACCTGTAAATTCAGATGCCCAACTGGCTGCCATTCAACAACAAGCTACCCTGGCCTTGGCCCAGCAACAACAAACCATAGCTGCACAACAACGAGCAGTGAACTACGGCGACTGGCGAGTCAAACTGAGTCTGGCACCCGGTGCTGATTATTTGTACAATTCAAGCAATCCTGGCATACTTGCACCGCTGAGCAGTCAGGGTGGCACCGGCGGTGTGATATTTCCTTACATGCCTAGTATTGACACTTCTTATCGAGCTACCTACAGCAACTATGATCTAACACACTCAAACTATCGTGGATATTTTTATCAAAACAGCTATGTAGATCAAGTTACCATGCGAGCTCAGTTTACTGCTCAAAATACCAGCGAAGCAAATTACCTTTTGGCAGTAATTCATTTTTTCAGATCAGTTACAAAAATGTTTTATGGTGCCAGTGATCCCAATCGGGGGTCACCGCCGCCTTTGGTATTTTTAACAGGATTAGGGTCTTATCAATTTGCACAACATCCCTGTGTGGTCAGCAGTTTTACCTATAACTTGCCTGATGGTGTAGATTACATACGAGCTTTGAGCAACAGCAATCTTGGCACTAATCAACAAAATCAGCAGATCAGTCAGAGTACAATTCCCACAAATGGATCTACCAGTAATTATAGATTAACCAGCAACGGTTTACCTCCTGGTGCCATGGCAACACCAAATCCAGCACCAAACACTTCGGACTTATTGAACTCGCCTACTTATGTGCCAACCAAAATGGAAATATCAATATCACTGTTGCCAATACAAAGTCGTCAACAGGTAAGTCAAAACTTTAATCTCAGAGATTTTGCCAGTGGTTCATTGTTGAATGGAGGATTCTGGTAATGGCTGCCTACGATTCAACCAGTCCCTACTATCTCACTGGTTACAGTCAGTTTTTCTTGGATACCATGGTCAATAGACCCATACCCAAGCAACCTGACGACATATTGTTTCGTCTAAATTTAACTTACCAGTATAGACCAGACTTGTTGGCATTTGATTTGTACGGTGATTCAAGATTATGGTGGGTGTTTTATCAACGCAATCCCAATACTCTACAAGCGCCACCACTGGATTTTGCAGCTGGTGTTGCCATATACTTGCCAAAACTTTCTACTTTAAAATCAGCACTAGGATTCTGATATGCCCATTGATCAAATTGACAGTTCTGGCGACATAGTAAGTGCTCAACAAGCAGCCAAAGATGACGGTGTGCTGGATCAAGATCCTACACAACCAAGTACAGTTTTAACACTGGATGGTAGAATCATTCCAGCTGGCTCACCTACTGCTCCTCCGGGTGCAGCAAATACCACAGTGGTCAATGGTCAAACTGTGCCAGCCACTGAGGAAGCAGGCACAGATGCGCCCCTAAAACCCATAACTCAAACACAGGCTACACCGCCCTACAACCCAAATCAAAATTTTGCCAGCGGCACACTAGGCAGTGGTACACTAGGCAGTGGTACCTATGTTGATACTGGCACACAAGGTATACTCAACCAAAACGGCAGCCAATCAGGTCCCAACAGCACACCAGGTCAGGCCTATGCCGCAGGACAACTACCTGGAGCAGGAGCAGGTACTGGTATTAACAATCTAGCACGACAAAATGACGATAATCCACCAGTAACAAATAACCCTACCACACAACAGGTTTTAACGCAAACTTTTAACGGTATTATACGCACACAGTCAAATCAACTGGATCAATATGCCAGTTACACCTATGCGCTTTCCTGGTATCTGCTTACACCTCAGCAGTATACTGATTTTCAAAATGGAGTTAAAAATTCAACACAGTGGTCGTTGTTGATGCAGAGTGGCGGCGCAGCACCCAGCCAAACTTCAGGACAAGATCTGTATACAGATAACCCTGCGGCATCAGCTGCAACTGCTTTTGTTGGTGGTCGTAATCAATTTTTTCCCTATGACTACTACATGGATGATTTGGAAATTACCACGCTTGTTCCATTGGGCGGCACAGGCCTGTGTCACAGTGCCACAGACATACGATTCAAAGTTGTTGAACCCAATGGTATCAGCTTGATCAACAATTTGTATCAAGCAGTGAGCACATTGTATAAACAACCACAACCAAGCACCTCTGGCACCACTAACAACACAAACGCCACAACATCTATTCAAAATCCCAATTACCCAATGGCACACTACTGCATGGTCATACATTTTTACGGCTATGATCAACAGGGCAACCTAGTTGCACCTGCAATTGGCTCCTACAGTCCCAATGGTGTACCTGCCAAGAATGATCCTCAAGCAGTGATAGAAAAATACTATCCATTTGTGATAGCAAATTTAAAATATCGCATGGCCAACAAACAAATTGAATACGAAGTAACTGGCAAACCTCAGGCTCACTTTTACAACATCGGTACTGACCGCGGAAGCATTCCGTTTAACTTTAACATTGCTGGTAGTACCGTAGGGCAGATGTTGGTAGGAACTCCAGTGACTACGCAAACCAATACAGCTGATCCTGGCGCTAGAGTAGCTCAACCAAAACCCACAACACTGACAGGAACATCGCCGGCCACTGCTTCGGTTAATAACGCACTAAAAGATTTAACACTGGCAGTGACCAATGGTGTTGACACCAGTACAGGAATTAATTTTAATTTTTAAACTATGGCTACTACACTAAATTCAGGATTATTATCAAGAACTGTGGACAGAGCTACCGCGGCAGTGAGTACCAATCCGTCTACACCACCACCCAAAGCTCCTGCGGCTCAGATAAAAACCAATGAAATAACTGCCAGTCTAGTAAATGCACTGAATCAACATCAGCAAGATCTAGTCAAAGCCAACAAACAAGAACTAGCAGATCAGTATGTTATAGAATTTGCACCGCCTGACTTGGCAGCCAGTCAAATGAAAAAACAAGGGCAGGTAAATGATGCAACTACTCCCATGCAAAACAACAACACTGCGGCCAGCGTACTAAATCCGTCAACCAATTCTATCGACTACAACACACAAGGTTGGCAAGTTACTGCTGGAACTCAGGTAGTACAGTTGATTGATCAGATCATGCGTAGCAGCACTTATATAACCAATCAACAATCACAGATTGTAGATGCTGATGGCCAATGCAAGCCAAATCCGTCATCAACCAACAGTACTGCTTGGTATAAAATATCAGTGTCAGCTACGCCACTGGGCTACGATCATATCAGGCATGATTATGCTTACACTATGAGATACCTGATAAGTCCCTATGCAATTAATCAATCTGCCAGTCAATATTTTCCAGACAGTCAATATCGTGGCAGTCACAAAAGCTACAACTATTGGTTTACTGGATTAAACACACAAATATTAAACTTTGAGCAAGAATATAATAATCTTTATAGATTGGTTATCAGTGGTATTGGACAAGCAAATTTCAGCAACAAGCAACTGGTTGACCACAGAGATCAATTCCGTAGAACTTACATGCCAACCAGTGCTCAACACACACAAGGTGGCAACCCTGATTATACCAACGAAGCTGGCGACAATCTAATGGATTTTCTGTGCAGTCCTACAGATCAAGCCAAATGTCATTTGAAAATCCTGGGCGACCCTGCCTGGATGCAACAAGGCGAAGCAGGCCCTGGCATTGGCCCTGCCAGCAATTTTAGTTTTCAACCCTTCAACGCAGATGGCGGCATAAATTATGACAGCCAACAAATTGTGTTTGACATAAGTTGGAACAGACCCACTGATTACAATCTTGACACTGGCACCATGAATATTCAAAAAAATCAGTATGGAGAACCCATTGAAAATATTACCTACACAGCGGTCAAATGCAAAAGCACATTCAGCAAAGGAAGATTTGAACAGGAACTGGAAGGTCGTGCCTTGATTGAGTACAACAAGACCAGTACTACTGCAGCCGCAGCCAATGGACGACCACAAACAGGTAGTGCAGACTCTGCAACTAACATTGCATCTACTACAATTATTGGTAATACAGTGATCAACAATTTAAGTTTGAACAATCTCAGTAGACAGGTCAATTCATTGACCACTGATGCCAGTACCTGGGTCACAGGCCTACAAAAGTTTCAAAATTCCAATCCCGCACCTAATTCAACCAGTCAAACACCACCAAGCAATCCAGGCACACAACCATCTGCACCACCAGCTCCGCCGACCAGCAACGGAGACGTTGACAGCACCAATGGTGACACACCACAAGATCAAACTGTAGGACAAAATACTACAGATACCTCACAACCAATAGCACAGGACGACGCATAATGGCCGGAGAAAATCTACCACGAAGTACAGGCAGGGCAAGTAATTTTAAATTTGACCGTGGAGGCATGCCCACGGAAAATGGCCCTTATATAGGAGTAGTCAAAAACAACAGCGACCCAACACGGCAGGGACGACTACAAGTTTATATCGAACAATTTGCGTCTGGACAACCAGACAATCCCAGCAGCTGGCGCACAGTCAGCTACTGCCCACCTTTTTATGGAGTAACTCCGCAGTCTGGCACCAGCGCAGGCACTGGTGGGTATACTCCAGGTAATCAACAAAGTTATGGTATGTGGTTCACTCCACCGGATATTGGTGTAAGTGTGTTGTGTATATTTGTAGAAGGTGATCCTACCAAAGGATACTACATAGGATGTATTCCTGAACCCAGTTTAAATCACATGATTCCTGCCATTGGATCTGCGCCTAAATCACAGGCCACCACACAAAATTCCACCCAAGCCAGTTATTTCAACGGCAGTGCTAATTTGCCAGTGACAGAAATCAATCCTGCCAACACACAAATTGCAGATAATCCTCAAGTATATAATCAACCCAAACCAGTACACAGCTATGTGGCTGCCACACTGTTCCAGCAAGGGCTAATCAATGACCCCATAAGAGGTCCTATTGCGTCCAGCAGTCAACGAGAAAGCCCTAGCAACTGTTATGGCATATCAACTCCGGGTCGCGCAATCTATCAAGGCGGAGTAGATGATGCTACTGCTGACAAAAATCAATCGCAACTTCAAGCACAAGATGTCAATGTAATTGGCCGACGAGGTGGACACACTTTGGTTATGGACGACGGTGATGCAGACGGCAACAACAATCTTGTGCGTATTCGCACTGCCAAAGGCCACCAAATTACCATGAGTGATGATGGCAATTGTTTTTATATTTGTCATGCTAACGGACAGACCTGGGTAGAGCTAGGGCAAGAAGGCACACTGGATGTGTACTCTACCAACAGTATAAATCTGCGTACAGAAGGCACACTGAATTTTCATGCTGATCAAGACATAAACATGTTTGCTGGAGGTTCTTTAAATGTCAAAGGCAAAGGGTATGCCACAATTCAAAGTGATGGCAAACTGGATCTTGCCAGCAAAGGCAGTGTAACTCTGTATGCTACCAAAGCCATGGGTATCAAAGCAGGAACCAGCCTGGCATTGAGCAGTACACTGGGCAGCTGGGGTGCTGGTGCTACTCTGAGTTTGAGTGGTGGTATCATGTTCTTAAATGGTGGTCCTACTCTTCCAGTTGATGCACCCACTGGTATAACCAATTACATTCAACCAGATGTACAGTTTAATGCTTCAACTGGCTGGACAGTAAATCCATCAGGACTATCTAGTGCAGTTACCAGAGCACCCACGCACGAACCTTATCCCTATCACAATCAAGGTGTACAAGTCAGTGTAAATTTAGGAACTGCGCAACCAACTTCACCACCTGGCGCTCCTGCCATGCCAGCCAATGTTAGTATCACTGCTGTCAATGCTGCAACATCAGCAGTCACTGATGCCATTGATAATTTCAACACAGATTCTGGGATAAACTTTCCATAATGGCCATATTCAACTACACATTAGCTTCAGGAGATCGTTTTACTCTAAAAGCTCCTACTGGCACCACACAAGGGCAAGCTGATGCTGTATTTTATTCGCAAGTGGCAGCCGGCAGTCTGGTAGGTTACTTGCCTGGACAAACTCTCAGCAGTGGTCTGTCACAAATAACCAAATTCCAACTAAGCCGATTGGATCGTGGAACTGCTGGAGTTGACGACATTGCACTGTTGTCAGTGGTATCTGGATTACCGGTGATATCCGCCCAACTACCGTCATCTATAAACACTGCACTGTCAAATCCTGTGAATGTAGGAAATGTAGTTGGTATTGTGTCAGACGGGTCCGGTTACAACAACGGTAGCAATCTCAATGCTCCTGCCATTGGGCCACTGAGTTCTTCACAAGTACAAGCGGTTCAAGCACAAATTATAAATTTTGTCAACCAACCAGCCAATGCAGTTGTTGTGCCTAACACATTTACTTCAATTACTAATACCAATACATACCCTGGTGGACTAGGACAGTACGGTCTTGATGCTTCCCAATTAGAACAAGCAGGATATCTCAAACCTGGAATCAGTAATTTTATAACTCCTGGCAACGAAAGTATAACAGGTCCTACCACTTTTCCAGTAGGGTACACTGCCAGTTATTCTGTAACTGGAGTTCCTAAAACCACATTTGTATGGCAAGCAGTGGGCGGATGGTACAAGGCTCCTACTGATCCCACATGGTGTGCTTTTATGGACAGCTATGCAGTATGGGTTGGTGGCGCACAAGATGTCACCATAAATGTCTACAGATTCAATTTGACATTTCCTACAACAGGAACATATACCATAAAACTCAGTACAGACAACATTGGTGCTGTTATCATTGACGGAGTAGGAACATTTTCCTATGATTCTTTCTTTGATTACAAAACTTTTACCACGGCTGTAACTGCTGGAACATACACAGTGACTTTAAGTATTGATAATCTTGGTGGCCCTGCTGGTATTGCAGCACAGATCTTGAAACCTGATTCTACGGAATTATGGAATTCTTTGAGTATACTAAGTGACAGCGTAAACCCCAATGGTTACACCTATGGTGGCCCGTTTACGTTTGATGACAAAGGCACCATTCCTGTGATACCAGATGAGCAAGCCATTCCGGGTACCTATCAGTACTATGGCATTTTCTCAACTGGACATACATTTACCTGGACCAATTACATAACCTGGGACGGCCCAGTAGGTGCTACTTACATAGAAAGAACTCCTGGAAATTTTGTACAGGTGTTGAGCGCACCAGGAGTTTGGACTGGCAAAGATGGGATCAATTCATTGAATGATATGACATCAAGTCCCTTGATTCAAAACATTGCTCAAACAACATTGATGCAAAATGCCTACAATCAGCTCACTGCCACAGGAGTTATAACACCGCCAGTGACACAACCTTCAATTAGTCAAGGGCAAATTTACACACAATCTGGTCTCCAGCAAGTGTCAGCAATAAGTTTGGCTGTTAATTCTGCACTGAGTGTGCCAGGTGTGGTACAATCTGCATTGTCAAATTTTCCAGCAGTGGCACTGACATCTACTGCAGCGGCAATAACAAGTTCACTAATCAACGGTGCAATCAATGATATAAACAGTGGAGCAGACGGTACTGTGTCAGATAATACCACAAGGCAAGTCAACAGTATAGTAACAGGAACCACTGCAGGATTGATATCCACTGCCAGTAAATTTGGCACAATAGCAGTGGACAGTTATGTCACTTCAAAACTAGGAAACAATGTGGCATCGCAGGTGGTCAACAGTTATATCAATAAAGGTATAAATCAAGTTACCAATGCTGTGACCAACAGTATTAATTCTACTATAACCAATCTAGTAAACGGTAACACTACGGTCAGTGATCAAGTTGCTAATCTTGCTAAAAGTTCTGATTTTGCAAGTTTGGTGTCAGACCCTGGTGTGGCCATTGATAATTTGACTACCAATATTGGCAACAATATCAGCGCTGCTGCCGACAACGTAACAAATTTTGTTGAAAATGCAGGATCTAATCTCAGCGATGCAATCACAAACTTTGATCCTGGCAGTTTGTTGTCAAACCCTGCAGTACTTGGTGTAGCAGAAAAAGCACTGGGTATCAGCGGAACCGATGCAAAAAATCTCAATACCGCCATACAAGTTGGTACTGCTATTTTCACTGGAGGTGCTTCTTTGGCACCCACTGTGTTGAACAGTCTTGGAGGATTACTTGGTGGCGGATCATTGAGTTCACTGACATCGTTGACCAGCATACCAGGATTAGGCAGTGTGGTTGGAGCGTTTATGGGCGGTGGGGGCCTAGCTGGCCAAACCAAACAAGCCGCTGGGTTTAGCAACACTGTAAATCGTTCTACGCTAGATGCAGCAGTGGTAAAAATTCTTGGCAGTAACAAGATTCCCACACCTGTATATGTACTACCAACTGCAAAATCACTGGCAGCCTCAACCAACATAACTCAAGCACAAAATGTGTTATCCAGTATTCAAGGTCAAGCTACCTCAACAATAAGCTCTGCAGTGAACACCGCATCTGCAGACATTAGCAGTGCAGTAAGCGATTTCTTCGGGTAAATACAACATGGCCACATTCATTGGATTTAACACTATCAATCAGTATAAAAAATTTACTGTGGTTGACTTTGACCTGATCAAAATAGACCTCTTAAATGCTTTTAATATCAGGCAAGGGCAGTTGGTAGGGCGTCCCAGTTTTGGTACTACACTCTGGAACAACTTGTTTGAAAATCAAACACAGGAATCATTGGCCAGTGTCTACAACGAAATTCAACGAGTTGTTGCTGGAGATCCCAGAGTATATGTTGATTCACTTCAGGTATTTCCGCAACAAAATGGTTTACTGATACAACTCGCACTAAAAACAGTAGCTGGCCAAGATGCTCAGTTGCTGGCAATATTTTTTGATCAAGGTTCTGGAGTTGCCAGTTACGTTTAACTACCCAGTTTATTTTTCCCATAAATAATAAAAATAGGAAGCGACATGGCAACAACTACGAGACAGACAGTAATTTTTGGCGTTGAAGATTGGAAAAGAATCTATCAAACCTACCGAGAAGCTGACTTCCAAAGTTACGATTTTGAAACCTTACGCAAGAGTTTTGTAGACTATCTGCGTTTGTACTATCCAGAAACATTCAATGACTACATTGAATCATCAGAATTTATTGCCTTGTTGGATGTCATGGCCTTTATGGGGCAAAGCCTTGCATTCAGATCCGACCTAAACACACGTGAAAACTATCTAGACACTGCAGAACGCCGAGACAGTGTAATCAAGTTGGCCAATTTGGTCAGCTATTCGCCATTGCGAAACACTGAAGCTTCGGGTTATCTCAAAGTATTCAGTGTCAAAACCACAGAAAATGTTCAAGACTATAACGGTGTAAATCTTGCCAATATCACAGTGAACTGGGCAGATCCCAGTAATCTCAACTGGCAAGAACAATTTACCAGTATCGTAAATGCGGCCTTGGTCAACACACAACGATTTGGTAATCCTGGAAATGATCAGGTCATACTGGGAGTTGACACTCAAGAGTACACTATAAATCTTGTGCCTGGGTATCTTCCTATAATACCCTACACTGCAACTATTGATGGCATCAACATGCCATTTGAAGCAGTGAATGCTACCAGCAGTGGACAAAATTACATTTACGAACCACCTCCTTTGCCTAACGGACAGTTTAACGTGTTGTTTAGAAATGATCAACTGGGATTTTCAAGTGCTAACACAGGATTTTTCTTTTACTTCAAGCAAGGTGTGTTGCAAAATCAAGACTTTAACTTGCCAGAACGCATTGCCAATCGTCAGGTTAATATCAATATTGAAGGGATCAACAACACTGACGTCTGGTTGTATCAATTAGACAATGTAGGAAACATAACCAGTTACTGGCAAATTGTACAAAGTGTTTATGCAGCGGCCATTGAACAATTGGCACCAGGCACAAGAGATATCTACAGTATAACCAGTGCTACCAATGATCAAATTATACTAAACTTTGGTGATGGTGTGTTCAGTACAATACCAGTGGGCACATTCCGCACATATGTACGTGCCAGCAACGGACTGACCTATATCATCAACCCAGAAGAAATGCAAAGTGTCAGCATTCCAATCAGTTATGTTAGCCGTACCAATCAGATTGAAACCATAACTTTTACCTGCGGCATAACTGCTCCTGTGACCAATGCGCAGGCTCGCGAAACTCTACAACAGATCAAGCAACGAGCACCAGCACAATACTACACACAAAATCGCATGGTCAACGGTGAAGATTACACCAATTTTCCTTTCACGCAATACAACAGTATTTTAAAAAGCAAGGCACTGAATCGTGCAAGCATTGGTACCAGTCGTTATCTTGATCTGGTCGACGGCACTGGAAAATATTCCAGTACCAATATATTTGCGGCCGATGGTGCATTGTATGAAGCAAACACATTGCCAGCATTTCAATTTTCGTGGTTGACTATTCCAGATATTTCTGACGTGGTTTACAATCAAATCAGTCCGTTGTTGCTAAAAGCTGGACTACAACAATTTTATTATGCCAACTTTACTCGTCCTGACTTGTCAGTATTAAATTATACCTGGCATCAAAGCACAGTGATCACAAATGAAACCACCGGCTATTTTCAAAATTCTGCGGGAGTTCCGGTACCCATTGGAACTTATGCCAGCAACAATGCCAAGTACATTACTGAAAGCAGTTTGGTTAAATTTGTTCCGCCCACAGGATATTACTTTAACTCTGAAAATCAATTGGTAGTAGGCACACCAGGCCAGGCTGGCGATAAATTATCTATCTGGGCTAGCCCTACCGCAGTGTATCTAAGCGGCACTGCACAAGGTTACGGCAATCTTCCATCTGGAGTTGGTCCAGTGGTGCTGAATAATTTTGTGCCAACTGGTGCCATACCCACTCAAGTGATTCCTGTTTTTGTCACAGACATTCCAGTTAGCATACAACAAAGTATTGTTAATCAAATCTATCTAAATCAAAATTTTGGCATTGGCTACAACAACATAACTGCCACATGGTATATCATAACTGCTAACAATCTGGCTGTAAATGCCACATTCAGTCTGGCCAATCAACAAAGCACCGCTGGTACCAACAGTGATGCTTCTTGGTTGATACAGTGTACTACCACTGCACCAGGCCTGGCCAACTATACTGTGGTATCAAGAAGCCTGGACTATTATTTTGGCAGTGTGATTGACACAAGATTTTTCTTTTACACAAACCAACCAATCTACGACTCACGCACAGGCACCGTGGTCCGGGACTATGTGAATGTGTTAAAAGTTAACAGTCAGCCTGACAGCAATTATCCATTGGCAGGAGACAATATTTTGACCATTATTGACCAACCTGTGTTGAGTGACGGTTTAGTCGACGATTTCCAAGTGTTGGTTAGTTTTGCTACCACACCGGGAGATCTAATACCTATCAACCCTGACTTCTTCAATGATATTGTTGCACCTGCAGTTAATCCCAATCACAAATTGGTGTTCCTACAACAAACAGTTGATTTTGACAATCTACAAAGATATTTGTTGGTAGCACCAGGCACAGTCAATAGCGATTATGCCACAGTTGGAGCAATTGAGTTGGCCATGTCACAGTACAATCTTGGCCAGGTATTTTACGCCTATCAAGATCAGGTGTTCTACGATTTATCTGTGGATTCTTCGGGCAACAGTGTATTGGTTGTAGATACAACTTTTATTGCTTATACTGGT